TCGTGTAATTAGGGTAATCCATCTCCACGCTAATATCGTCAGTAAGTTCTATGATCGATGACGAAGCGGTCTTCTCGCATTTAATCGAGCTAATGTCAATACTATTCTTGTTAGGAGTCTTACACTCAGAACAATCTAGTTTTACGTCTATCTTATCTCCTACAGACTTAGATCGAATTTGCAAGAACATATATTCGATGTCAAATGTTTTGAGATCATCGTTCTTTATATTACCGTCGATACAAGCAATAACGGTATCTACAACCGCAGACATTATTTGTCCAGGGTCTTGCTGTTCTGATGCCATTAACAATATCTTTTCTTCTTTAACTAAGTAAGGTCTGTACTTGACTTTCTTGCCTGTAGATGGTATAGTTAGTGTATATTTTGGAACACTATTTAACTGTGGTAATGCCATGATTTATTCTCAGTTGTTATATTGAATTATATAGTGAGTTTGTTAACTTATTTAGTATGCCCGTAGTAGCCGCTCCAGTAGCTGTAATTCCTACCTTACCCTTATCTTTGTTCTGGAGTACTTCGCCCTGCCAAGACTTGTATGTAAACTCTACAGTGAATTGACTTATCTCATTAGAAGCACCGTCCGAAAATGTTTCGTATGATACAGACTTAGGATATGCACGATCTAATAGCCAATGGTAGTTAGCAAAGCCCGAAGTACCTGCGTCAATATCTAAGTCGAGATTTATATTGATTGGTCCTAATCTTACGTCTTTACTCTTGTTGAGAATAGGTATGCTGAATCCTTTCTCTAATTGATAGATGTGTAAAGGAAAGCAGTAGTTGTCGGCATACTCAGAAACATACCTACCTTCTAGATCGTCAGTACGAACGATAATGCTATCCATCCAACCTTCGAAATATCGTCGGGTACTCTGATCATTCATTACACGAAAGGTCATAGAGACTTCAGGATTCTGAAACCCGTACGCGACTTGTTGTTGATCAACACCCATATCACGAGCCGCAGTAAGAATTTGCCTCGAAGGTAATGTCACACTCGTACAGAGAAACGACATGTTCCTAGGAGAATCAGCTCCTTGAATCGCAGGCAATTGAACATGATATAAATTCGTCTTTGCGGCTCCACGTTTTGAACCTACAAGACTTTTAAATTCATCTATGCTACTTGGTCTAAACATTAGATCATGCTCCTTGAATCTTTATAAACAGCACCTTTATTACCCTGAAATTGTTGCGTCGGTAAAAATGTCGCTATTTCCCATTCTGGTGGTGGTACGTATGCCATCTGCCCTTCAATTTGAGAAGTCAGGTAATGCTTTAAACACGGCTTGAACCATTTAAACTTTGAACTAGCAGTAAGAAATTTGTATGAGGCTTGAAACTTAGTAGTTTCATCCCACGCTTTATTGTTTGTAACTTTCATTAGTTCGTCCAGTAACTTGGCACGAAGTGGTATAGGCAAGTAGTGAAGATTCAGCCCTAGAAACCCACCCTTTGCAGGACCAACAATGATCACTAAAGGAAATGCGTCCCAGTACGGAAGCGTATCTCGGTGCTTGGCATCGTAGAAGTACATGTACATATCACCAATGCCTTTGCTACTACGAGCGCCACGCGTACTGCGTAACTCTAGCTCTTGTTCTCGCATAAGAGCGCGACGATTAATGCCTCGCATTTTTTGCACTTTCTTTCTAAACCATGCAGTCGCCTCTTTACTACGTGGCGTTATGCCCGCACGAAACGCTTCTTGTTCTACTTTTTTAAAGATTTCACTCATACGTTTATTTAGTCTTTTTCTTAGTGGATTTTAATTTCTTTAGTGGTTTTAGTTTCTTCAGTGGCTTAGGCATTATTCCTTTCGCAGTCAACTCAACCTCTGTCCATATTTCAAACGACCAACCGTTATCTTTTGCGAAGTTAGAGGCGGCTTTCCATTTATTCTGGTTTTTAACATACGTCAATCCCTCGTTTAAATATCGTCGGGTGCGCTTATCACCTTTTGGTGGCATCGTCTCTTTCTTCGGCTTGATCTCAATAAGAACAGTTCGACGATCAGCATATGTCACTTTCAAGTCCATGAAGTATCGATGATATCGTTTATCGATGTCATAGTAATAGGGTATCACAACCTCTTCGCTTGACCATCCTATAACATTAGGGTCATCGTCGCACCATGTAAAGGCGTATTTCTCCCACATTGATCGATACACCACTTTAGAATAGTCACCCTTATACTTGGATGGGTTTTTAACTTTATATCTGCCAGAATAAGCCACTAGTTCCCTTATAAATAAAGATTATTAGAAACTATATTTAGTAAGGTTTAAAAATATGAATCCTAGTCAAATTAAGAAAGCGGAGCAGGATGCGCGTAACACAGCACAGTCTATAAGTCAAGACGCGACCAATGTTATTTTTGACAAAAAGATGGAGGGACTTGATGGTACTGAATCGACTCGTTCTGAAGTCTCGGCTCTTAATGCTAAAACTCGTGAATTCAGATATCCTCTGTCTATGCCTATGTCGGGTAAAGGCTACCCCGGAACAATTACATTTACTGCATACAAGATTGATGGTAAACTTGACCTTGGTGCATCTCTAGGATCAGCATTCGATAGAGCTACGAAATTCTTATCAGGTACTGATACAGACATTAGTGAGGCTGAAATAGATGCAAGAGCAACCGAAAGCGCGTTGGTCCTTGCAGAACAGAAAGCTAATGCAGGTAAAAAGAATCGATCAACTACGTCTTATGAGAATACTTCGCGAGGTGAACCAGTAGGTAAAGTGGTGATGCCCCTCCAAAGAGACTTACGCTTTTCTGACAATGTTACATACGATTCACCACCTCTTGGAGCATTAGGAGCTGGTCTCGAAGCGATAGGTGGTGGTAGAAATCCATTCGCCGGAGCTACTAACGGTGACGGAACATTCACAACTACTGCGGCTGCCTTAGCCGCGCAAGCTGTAGCAAAAGCTTCGGGTGCTGGTATTGGTGCTATAGTCGGTAAGTTAGCAGGAAGCGCATTAGGTGGTGCTGTCATAGGATCTGGAGCGACCGAAGGATTAGGTGATGCTGTTCGAAGTTCGACACGTATATCCTCCGCACCTAATCACAGAACATTATTCAAAGAAGTTCAGCTTCGACAATTCTCTTTCACATTTAAGATGATAGCAAATAGCGAACGAGAAGCGTTTGAGATAAAGCAGATCATAAAGTTCTTTAGGCAAGAGTTGTATCCTGAAAAGATCACAGTAGGTGACGAGAACATACCTATTGCATACAAGTTTCCTAATGTATTTGAACTTCAGGTGAAGAATCAAACAGGTGGTAATCCCGCTTCAAAAATTCAGCGGTGCTATCTTAAAGATGTGCAAACATCATATAACTCAACGGGTAACGGTCTACATACAGACGGATCGTTTGTAGAATGTGATTTAACGATTAACTTCCAAGAGATATCAGCACTCGATAAAAACATGATAAGGGACAGAGGATACTAATGTCAAATTATTTCGAAAACTTTCCGAGACAACTCTATAAGTTCGGTGATGCGGAAGATCCTGTTTACTTTCAAAAGTTAGCCCAATACGTCGATCTAGTCGATAGGGTTGGCGATGATGCAAGTACATATATTGAATATGAGATACTAGATTTTGATAGACCGGATACCCTAGCACATAAGCTATATGGCACCAGCGAGTATGAGTGGACATTCTTTTCGATGAACCCCCGACTTCGCGAGTCTGGCTGGCCCATGACTCTTCAAGATGTCAGTGACTATGCGATCAAGAAAGCGTATCCAAATTATGTTTGTCAACTAGGTATTTCTATACCAACAGCCATCGTAGGCGACTCTGCTGAACTTGGATATGCAGATAGTGCTACAGCAAGAGTTGATGTGTTAGCAAAACATATCGCTATCGCATTTCCTGTCGGGCAGACTGTTACTATTGGTAATTTCTACGGTGAAGTACTCGACCTCAATATACAAAATGCTGAAGTGACTATTGGTAATGTCAAAGATAGTGCGAGAAGTACTACGTTCGCTACGGGTGATTCTGTAGCAGGTCAAGCCGCTTATTTAGCTCCTACTACTATAACATACGGAACGGCTGATAGCGCAACAATCGCAGTCAATTATCCTATCGTTTATCAAGACACGATTCCTACTGTCGACTCCGCTATCTCTTTGAATGAAATGCTTTCGGTAAGTACAAAGTATGAATATGAAGGAACACACCATTTCACGGATTCTGTTGGTGAAGTTGTTGACTATCTATTCTTCGATGGAACGATAACTGCGGTATCGAACATCGATTGGTTGATTGCAGAGAATGACAAGACAAAAAGAATACGCGTGATCAAGAACCAATTCATTGATAAGATTGTCGGTGAACATAAACGCCTTACTGCGAGATAATTAATGCCTTCGACTCAATCACAATTTAGTATACTAGAAGCCTCGATAATATCTACGTCCACATATGATGACGAAAGTGTTGTTGATGTAAAAAGTAATGTTCTTGAATTACAATTCTTCGAGCATATTGGTAAACCTTTTGTCGATGCTAAGATAGTGCTTATCGATGATATGGGTTTAAAAGATGCGCTAGGAATTCAAGGCACAGAGAAGTTTCGAATTGTTATTGGTGATCCATCGGGTCTCGAAGAACCTTCGATTGTCAAGTATTTTTACATATCAAATATTACACAGACAAAGAAGCTCAATGATCGAAGCGAAATGTTAGCGATTGATCTAGTAGAGGAGCAAGTGTTCGTTGACGCGGTAAAGCAGTTTAGTAGGTCTTACACCTCAACACTCGAAGATATGATCACTAGTATTTGTGAACGTGATCTAGGAAAGACTGTAGATAAAGAAGATTTCGAAGGTAGCGTACAGGGCGTTAGAAAAGTCATTATACCTTTCATGAGCCCTTTGAGCGCAATTCAGTGGCTGAAGAATCGGGCTACGAGCAAAATTGGTGCACCCATCTATCTGTACTCAAGTCTATATCAAGACGAATTGAAGATGGCTAACTTAGACAAACTATTGCAAGCTGATGTAATCAATGATAAACTGCCCCTTAGATTTTCGAAGGCTGTTCAAGGAACAGACGATCCTCTTAGACCTTATTTTGAAGTTTTAGAGTTAAACGAGATCGGGGGTGATAACGCACTAGAACTTTACGAAGATGGTGCGATCGGCTCTTTCTACTCAAACCTCGATGCAGGTACAGGAAACTCAGTTGACAACCACATAACGATTCGTGATATCATTGACGAGTTCTATACGAACGACTTAATCTCTGCTGATACAATTCAATCGATATATGACGATGCTTTGCTGATTGGAGGCAAGCTGTCAGATACGTACAACTCTTTACATATTCACCAAGTGACTTCGAGCGGAACTTACAACCAATTCCTCAGTTATCACGACGAATCGACTCTTCTTGACGATAAAAATAATATAATCGAATCGAGATTAAAGGTTAAAAATAAAATCATTCGTGCTATAATGAAAAAGAATATGATTGATATTGGCATAGATGGAAGTATGCTTATTCGAGGTGAAGTTACTGTCGGTAATAAACTCCGCGTGTTATTCTTAAAATCTGATGCTAACGGAGACGAGAAGGATTTAAGCGAACAGGTAGACATGAGCAAGTCTGGTGATTATTTTATTGTTGCGATAAATAATAAAATGTCAAGCGAGAGTCATGTAGCACAATTAAGACTGTCTAAACTAGGTGACCTACCGGATAACTTCACACTATGAATATTCTAACTCCTATTCAAAAAGAATTTTACGGTGATGACCTTCGTTGGTTCTTAGGCACATGTATTAATGCACACCCACCTGCAGGACTAGAGGGGCGCGTAAAAGTTCGAATCAACGGAGTTCATAGCGCAAGTACCGCTGATATTCCGGAGAGGGATTTACCTTGGGCTCAAGTTCTATTGCCAACTACTGAAGGTGGTTCTTCAGGTATTGGTCGTATTCCTCAGATAGTACAAGGCTCGTTCGTCTTTGGTATGTTCATGGACGGAGTATCTTCGCAATTGCCCTTAGTACTAGGAACATTACCTAGAATAGAATTACCTTCTTCTGTACAGACTGATCGACGTACTTCAAACGAGAGTGCAACGGACTATACAAAACGCAGATTACAGAATGTTACTACTCAAAAATTCAAAGATGATGGTGTACGAAACGCCTCTGTTGGATTACGTAGACAACAATCGATGAAGTTCTTTATTGATAATGGATATGATTTAATTCAAGCCTCAGCTATTACAGGTGCGCTTCAGGCTGAATCGCGATTCATTTTATACGACGAGCAGTGGTATGATTCACTAACTACTCCTAAACTTGGCATTGCTAACTGGAGAAAAGTAGCTACGCTTGGTAGTCGATATACTAATCTATTGAATTTTGCTTCTCAATTCTCACCCAACGCTGACTGGAAATTATTCTCTATTCAGTTGCAGTTCGTGTTGTATGAATTGAGGAACGATTTCAATCAAGTCAATAGTCGTTTAATAGCAACCACTAATGTCAAGGATGCGAGTGAAGTTGTCAATAGATACTATCTCAAGAACACGAATGAAAGCTACAAGTTGGCTCAACAAGCCTACGAAGAGGTCTTATCATAATGAGCAATGACGTATTAAAGAGTGAAGTCGAAGCAAGTTTTAAATCAATCGACGAAACTCCTATTATCGAAAACTCTAAAAGAGCGATTGAAAGCCAAAAGAATACTGCTGAAACAATAGCGGGTTCTATCGCAGGTCAAGTAGAAGGTGGCATTCAATCCATCACCTCTAAAATAGACGAATATAGCGATAAAGTAAACACTGTATCTACAGAAGGATTACTCGACGATGGACTTCAAAGTCTCAAGGGTATGGGTACCGATGCAGTCAATACAGCAATATCAGGCTTTTTAGGTTCAAGCGGATCTTCTGTTAAAGTTGTATTTACTGATCCAGATTCTAACGGTATGGTATACCCACTATCATCATCGCTCGAAGCGTCCGGTGGTGCGAGTGCTACGGTATCAGCGATACTTCAGTTGATCACAGGACTAGGAGTGGGACCAGGCAGTCTTCAGAAAGTAGTTGCTGATGCAAGCCCCGCTGGACTAATCAGCGCAACAAAATCCATTACTGGTAAATTAGGCGCATTCGATGGGGCTGAAGCTATCGCTTCGCTCACAGAAAATGCTATCAACTCAGTCAAGATCGATCTAGAAAATGCCACAACGGGCAGTCTGGCTAACATCAAAGATAATAGCGGTAATGTTCTTAATACACTTAATAAGACAATAACGAATATTCCTTCGACTTGGGATTCTGACGGCATTGTCACTTCAGTAACATCTATTACGGGTGTCGCTAAAAATAACGATAGCGCATTCAATCTGTCTATGACTGATCTTGATAATTCTATTGTCGACCTTAAAGGTGCAGTGACTAAGAGCCAAGACATCTCAGCTAATTCCGCAGGACAAGTTTCTGATCTAACTAATCTATCAGGTGGCAAAGACGGCACGTCCGTAAAGTCTGATCTTGATAATGGCGCGAATTACTATAGAGCTAATTTCTCAAAGAGTGGCGACGAGTATAGAAGTGTTGTTAAAAGAAGAGTGGCTAAAGATTCTAAGAGAGGAATTATACAAGGTATTAGTCAAGACTCTCTCAGCGACATTAGGAGTCGTTTCACAGCATTCA